TATATTTAACAAGTCATTGGATGTATATTTGGAATCAATCAAGCCTTATTATATACCGTCTAAACAGCATTACGTTACTAGAGCCATATCATATCCGCGTGTTATTACATTGATCCGACAAATATGTAATCATAATATTATACCATTCTCTTCTAAAATTAGGTATGATAGGTCTACATATTCCATATTTTATTATATTTGTTTACCTACCCTGAGAGGTAAGCAATAACTTGCCTATTATAGTATCGCTTTCTAGGGCATCCTTTGCAGATAATATAGCAAACCATTGATGTGTTGTGCGCGATAAGATTCCCTTCAGGGGAATATATACGCCCACGGCGGACGGATGAAAATCTATATAACTGTTCCCCATCAGTCTATCTAGATTTACCACCTGTCCATCACTGTCTCGACATCCTAATACCTCGGGGGACATGACATTTATTTGTTTCTCGGTTACTTTATTTAATATCCATTTATCAACCCTTCCTTCAAATATACTTTCCGTGGTGAAATCCGTAGATATCACACTCTCTAGATAACTAATGTATTCATCAATCACCGTACTATTTTTTTGGGCTCCCATAAAATCATGGGTTACCATATAATCCGTTTGGTCGGTTGATATATTAGTATTTAATAATGTACCCACCACCGCTGCCCCATGTTGAGTGCCCTTGGTATATATATCGACTAAATTTGTTGAACACAAAAAAGAAGGAGGAACTATTAGACCGCCATAATATTTTAATATTCTTGCCAATGCTAGGTCTCTTAGTTTTATTTTTATTGGCTCCGCGGCCCTGGATATATCTATGCCCCAATCAGGGATTATATTATTAAAGGATTCATCGTCTATAATGCATACGTTAAAATTATCACCACATTTCTCTATAATTGATTTGATAACTAGATAAATATATGGCTGGTTTAAATCAATGCTATTTCTCGAATAAAAACTTTTCCACTTTCTTGCATTTTGAGTATAATCTATATGTATCCATATTATCGGTAATTTGCTTTTTGCTAGAGACGAATCATTTACTAGGTAATGCTTGACTATTTCATAGGTGCGCATCTCATCGGTTTGGTCTATTTTACCTTTAAATTTTTCATATAGTACTGTTACTAATATTAGTAGTCCAACACTAATTATACTTTGAGTATAGCTCATATATAATTCATAAACATTTTAATGTTACTAATAGCCTATCTTTAATAAACTACTGACCCAATTAGACCTCGCCTTTTTATTGGCTTCGTCTTGCGATACTAGTTTATATAATCGTTCTGCATTATCCGCATCCTCCTGGGCTTGCTTGTCCCTTAAATGACTCGCATAACTTTCGGCAGATAAAGTCGGGATCAATGACGCTCTTTTTCGTATTAGAGCTTCTTCGGTAGTAACCCCTGGATTATTTGTGTAATCTTCCTCGGTAACAGGTATTACTGAATCTGTGTATGCATGTTTTACGTCGTCGTATTGCAAACTGGTGCCTCCGCCTGACCTAAATCCTTCTATATCGCCAACAATAGATGACCCGCTATAATTAGATAATCCATTTATTTCCTTTACCGTAACCAATGCCCTTAATCTACTTTTCCTCTCATTTATTAATCTATGCATGTCTTCTATAGAGGTGGCTTTTATCTCTTCCTCTTCTTCCCCCAACCAGTCTCCATGCCCAGCGTCGCTCGGGTTGTCTATCGCGTTTTTCTCATACAGCATGTTGAAGATGCTATGAAAATCCTTGTGATTTACTAAATTTTTCCAGAACTCTTCCGGTACATCTGGATTATTCAATAATTCAGCATTATTTAATTCGGAATCAATGGCGGAGGGGTCATATGAGGTGACGAGGTTTACCGCATCTCTATTTTTCCTATACTCATGTATCTTATTCAGTAATTTATATGCTGATGTAAAAAATATATAATAAGATTTATCCAACTTGGATTTATCTGGATGTGACATTAGTGCTTGTTTTTTCGCACGTCGTAAATCATTCTCATCGAAATCATATTTCAAGTTAAATACGTTTAATATGTCATCAAAACTATAGTTGGCTATGCACAAGTCTAACTCATCCATTATTATACTGTATTTATAATAATAATTTATCGTAGTATCGCATTATCATATTATCTATTTGTTAGTTTGTACTGCCTTGGCATTACATCTATTAAAAAATCCTTTTAGATTGTCCATATTTGCGGACAAGGTAGAATCATCTGATAAATACCACCTCTTTTCATCTCGCATAGTATCGGGATACCATGCCAATAATGTGGGTATACCATGCAATAATTTATTTTTTTTAAAGAATAGGTATAGGTCCAATTCTAAATCTATATCTATTTCTATAATGTGCACATTACTGGGCAATTTGGTATATGCTTCCTGACAATATGCGTCGATTGATTGACATGGTCTACACCATTCTGCGGTAAATCGGACTACCAGCACGCGGTTGGTAGGCGCTAATGCGTCCACCATTAATTTAAATTCTGGTATGGATAGCGTTGACTCAACTTCATTAGCACTCATGATATACACTATGCTACTATGGCTTTAAGTTCCTCTATATCTAATGAATCACATTCTATATGACCTTCCCAAAAATATCTACAATAAGAATATTCTACCTTAATGGTATTCAGAGAGTTCATGTAATCCGCTCGTTGTGATAGATGGGTTTTCATTTTTAGCGGAAGTAAATGCATGCAGTTCGGAGGAAGAACATATGCTAATTGCACGCTTGCTGGGACAGGAACACTAGTATTCTCTGGAATAAACTGTGTTTTTACGTGTGGAATATAGGTCAGCAAATCTTGTAACAAGGGAGGGTAATTATATTTATATTTCCATGCCCAATCTGCACACCCAGTATTGTAATATTTAAAGGTCCATTCCAGCCCTTCCATGTAATTAATAGATACTAGCTTACATGACGCATCTGTCCTGTCAGAGTTTAATAAGATTTTATAATATCGTCCCTGCCATCCTTGTTCAAACGGATTAATATATAATTCCTTGCGCCTATCCACTATGGGTAAATTGGAGAGTGCTGATGTCAGGGGGTCCTCTCTTGCCCTGCCATATTCTATTGACTTGGCCTGTTTATCGCGTACCCCATGTTCTCTTTGAATATAGGATTCCTCTTGGACAGACAATATATTAATTAAATGTCTCATGTTTTTCCATATAATCTCATTATCCTTTGTTATATTTCCTACGGCAGAAATTGTTTGCTTGTATGCAGTCGTGATACGACTAATTCCATCCGTACGAATATTTAATGCAGGGAAATGCGGCAGAAAGTCATTTCCTAGCATGAAACATATAAATATATAATCATATATTCTCTGTTTTTGTTGTTCACCCTTAATATTATCTCCATCATTCAACTCTATCGTAATAGCCTCGGCCATTGCGGGTATATCTAATAAATAATTCCTGTCAGGCGATAGTGACCTGTCTATGTTTTTAATAAAATGAGGCGTTTCTCTAAATAAATATAATTTGGGTGCTATCCTTAGATGGTTTAAAGATAACATTATTAAATCCGCATCTAGCCCATATATTACCGTGGCCGTTGCCTCGTGATACGTTGGATGAGTTCGAACATAATCAAATATCTTATGCTCCCCTTCACCTGGTTCATCTGGACCGCTAATTATGATATCCTTCACGTTATATTTCTTTGGACCCATAAATTGTTTCTTGATATATTTAATTAATTTATCCATAAATATAGTACCTGGCGTTATCGCCACCGTATCCCATAACTCTTCTTGCGGGAGAGAGATAGTTTTATGAAGTATCTTCTCTACTTGCCCTTTATACCTACGAGTGCGCTGTTGAGACATTTTCGCTACGGGTGCTACCCCATCAAAGGCGATATATACCTTGTTTGCTGGTCTAACTACGGTAATGTAGTTTTTAATTCTTTCCACCACTTCTATCAATATATCTTCTTCTATATTTTTAGAAGATTTTACGCGGTCGCTTCGTACGGCATCATATATAATTGAATTAGAATCAAGATATAAATTATCTATATGAATTTTAGTTGATTCATATTCTGTCAAAATGGCTCGGTATTTTGTTATAACATGTTTAAAATAACTCGGAATTCCCATGATGTTAGTGTGTTATTATTAACTTATAATATTTAAGTCTTATTGAACTATAATATATGTAGTATATATATATATTATGGCCGGTATCAAGTTATCTCTTTCTAATATATTACAACTTATTGCCGCATTATCTCCCTTACTTATTGCATTCTTCATGCTTATGCTTTCATTTATGAATCAAAACGTGAAAGGAATTGTATTCATTGCTGGAGCAGTATTAGCGACATTTATAAATATATTCTTTATGGAACTAATGGGGAGTACTATTGACCCAGATGCATCTATCTCATGCAATGTTATAGATATCCCATATCTAAATCAATATAATAGTCCTTCGACCAGTAGTTTATTTATAGCATTTACCTTTGCATATCTATTTTTACCCATGTTAAACAATAATCAGATGAATTATCCCATTATATCTGCCTTATTAGGACTATTTATAATTGATTCCATCACTAGAATTTCTAATAAGTGCACCACTGTTGGCGGTTCGGTTTTGGGTGCATTGGTTGGTTTTATGCTTGGATCTATGTGGTATACCGTCTTTCATGCCATCGGGTCTGATGAATTACTTTATTTTGATGAAATGGACAGCAATGCTGTCAGGTGCGAGAAACCATCTAAACAAACTTTTAAATGTTCCGTCTATAAAAATGGCAAACTCGTATCATCCAATATTGCTTAATTAAAGGCGTCTTTATTTTGTTTATAAAAGGCCATCATTTCTTTGAGCATGCGATTTCTAGACATGGTGTACATCATATTTCGCTCCCCAGGCCAATTGATCTGCATTATCTGTATAAACTTGACAATTATAGGCACCAACTGAGTGTCATTATATAATAAATCATGTTCTTTACGAGCAAATTGTGGTGCCTTACTATGCATATTTACCTTATTATGTAATTGATATACACAAGTTATTAAATCGGCTTTGGTTTTAATCTTATTGACTTTTAGGGTATTTACTAGATGACTTGCCCGCACAGAACAGTCGGGACATGGTAAGTTTCTACATACACTGGCTATCATTATTAGAATTGGCCTAATTATATCTACTCGTTCCTCTTTTAGGTTTGAAACTGTGCTATGAAATAATTGCCAACATACATTACCCCAGAGTGCTTTAGAGTACATTATTATATTATATAAAGATATTACATTACATTATAAATATTAGTATAATGCTAAAAAAGCAAAATAATGTACCTGAGGTCACCGTCGAAGATGAGTTCGATTTTTGGAAAGAATTGTCCAGCGATACCCCCCCTACATCCGATGTAAGGGAGGATTGCTTACTGTCCAAGGAGCCTCTAGGTCCCAATTATGTGACGTTTCCCTGTGGTCACAAATTTAATTATCTTGTTATTTGCGCCGAGATGGCAAGTCTAAAATACCCAAAAAGTAGGTATTCGGGAAGTATTAAATTAGGGCGTAACCAAATTTATTGTCCATATTGTCGTAAAATTTTTAATAAACTATTACCTATTATACCTATTTATAGTCTTGATTTGCCAAGCACTATTTTTTCCAAAAAAAATGCTATATGTAATAGAACATGTTCATTTATACATAAGAAAACTAGTGTTCCGTGTATTTTAAGTGGATTTGAGTCTGACCACGGAGTATTTTGCGTAAAACACTATAATAAATTTAATGTAACTAATATAACTAATAAAATCATACCTTCTGTTATTGAAAATAACCCGGATGGTAATAACCCTTACGATAAGTGTACTATAAAAGAATTAAAAGAGTTACTTCGCGCCGCAGGTAAGAAAGTGTCCGGAAATAAGACCATATTAATAGAAAGGTTACAACCTTAATTATTTATTTATGTTATTTTTTTATTTTCTAAAAGTCATTTCGATGAAATTAGAAAATAAATGTCTAAAATCAGATAGATAAATATAGGTTTTGAAAAACGGTAAAAAACACACGTTTACTTACACGCCCTAAGTAAAAATATACAGGCTTTTCAAAATTCATGTAAGCAATCCATGTAGGCGCTGTTTTCGGGACTAAATCTATAAATTAAAAGGATTTAGGGATTGCATATTATGCTCATATAGTGCATATTATATATGCAAAAATATGCACAAAACACGTTAGGTAAGCCCGATATATTGTTTTATTGTAAGAGTTGTGACTATGGATGTAGACGAAAATTTTTATTTTCTCAACATGAGAAAACTAACAAACACGCAATGCTCGCTAATGCTCATAATGCTCATAGTACTCCAGAGCTGAAGCTGTGCATTTGTGGCAAACAGTATCAACATACCCAGAGCTATAATCGTCATATGAAAAAATGCGAGAAATATATAAATAGCAAAACTATTTCACCCAAGACCAATGATATGGTTAATATAAATAATAATCAAATTCAACTTTTGATAACTTCCTTATCCGACCAATATAAAAATATTGTAATAGAAAATTCTGAGATGCGAAAAATAGTGACAGAACTATTACCTAAAATAGGAAATAATAATAATACGATCATAAATAATCAATTTAATATTCAAGTATTCCTGAATGAAGAATGTAAAGATGCTTTAAACTTGACAGATTTTATAGAAACACTTAAATTAGACTGCGCCGACCTAAATACCACTAGGAAAAATGGGTATGCTGAAGGCATTGCTAACATATTCCTGCGGGGACTTCGTTCTATAGATTTACATAAACGACCCATACATTGTAGTGATTTAAAAAGAGAAATATTATATATTAAGGATAATAATGTGTGGGAAAGAGAAGGCTCTGAAAAGAAAATTAAAAGTGCTATTGGCACCATTGCCAAGAAGCAAATCAATGCTATTAAATTATGGGAAGAATCTCATGAGGGGTGGCAACACACGGAAAAGGGGACAACGGAATACTGTGAGATGATTCAACATGTTACTTCTCCAACCAACCACGTCGAAGAAACTAAAATAATTAAAAGTATAGCAAAGGAAGTAATAATAGACCGATGACTCAATTCTATTTAAAACCAATTCATATATAATAATATCATGTCAACAAAAGAGGAATTAGTTGCAACTATTAAAGAATGGGTATGTATTGATCAAGAAATACGAAAACTTCAAAACGAAGTCAAACTTAGACGAGCAAAAAAGGTCGAACTTACCAACATATTAATAGATACGATGAAAGGGCATGATATAGGTAGTTTTGATATAAATAAAGGAAAAATAGTGCATATACAAAATAAGGTACGTGCTCCAGTTAGTAAAAAACATTTAGTAGAATGCTTGTCAAATTATTTCAATGATTCTAATCCTGAATTAGCACAAGAAGTGACCAAGCACATATTAGATTCAAGACAAGTTAATATTAAAGACAACATTAAATTTAAATAACTTACATTATTATATATGTCCACATCATTTGAATATGTCGCAACAAGCATTATAACAGAAGATACAACATTAACACCCAGTTCTTGGGTTGATGTAGATTCAAACTCCCATGCAAACATCATGACATCCTGTATTATAGGAGCGGGGGTGTTAGCCTGTACCAGTGCCCTGACCGTCTCAGAGGGAGAACCAGGCGACGGAGAAGACACATCTGAAAATTTTGCTAACTTGAGCGAAGTAACAATTGATAATTTGAAT